CTTTCTCTGCACGAAGCAATAATCTCTTGTCATAGTAGATCTGCATCACAGAAGAAAGTCTAGCTGTGGTTGTTAATGCCATACTAGTTTTCCTTTCAAATTATTTTTTAATACTTTTTCCTCATGCTTTTAGGGACATTCAGGATTTCTTCAAGTTCACTCATGGTCATCTTGGAGTAATCCGTATCATCTCCCTGTCTTGCCGTTGAGGCTGATTCAGAAAAAGCACGTTTGTTTTTCTGACTTGTTTCAGTTCGCTTAAGATTAGTCTTAGCCTTAATTGTAGCTCTATCATAAGACGCTAGTTTAACAGCATCTTTAAGAGACATCTTAGGATAATCTTTCATTATTACTAAAGCTTGGTTGAGCTCATTATCGTTTACCTCGGGGAATTGCTTCCTTACCTCGGCAATGCGATTACTAGCTTTATCAACTTCCACCTTTTGCAATAACGGGGATAGCTTTTTGTTTAGTTGACGATCAAGCAATTTATCTAAAAGATCCATTGCATCACGCTGTTCCTTCGGAAGATCCGCGAACGGATCGACCTCAACTGGCTTATTTTGTTCCTGAATCCCTTTTACCATCTCTTTGAGCTCACTGAGCTCTTTTCGAGTTGGATTCATTACGGATTCGAGATTCTCGTAAGCAACAGCTAAATCATCAGCAGAGCCAAAATTCTTTTTCTCCGCTAATCTCTCAAAAGCAGATTTCTCCACTTTCGTTTCTGTAGTTTGTTTTGCTTCTTCGGTCTCGACCCCGACTGCTTTCTCTATCTCAGCGATTTCATCCGCTGGGGTAGGAGCTTGGGCTTTGATTGTTGAATCAATCATAACTTCCTTTCAGACGTGCATAGTGAACTGATTGCAAAGGATCGCCAGACGGAACATCTTTTATTAAGCTATCCTCTGCAACCAATTCACTAACACTTTATTTTTTAATACGCTTTCTTTGAGCTTCTGCACGTCCAATCAAACGTTCGATCGTGCTGCTAAAGAATTCCAGACCTTCGACGAGACCACAGTTAAACCGCAGCTCCTCTATTGTCTTTGAGTTCAGCCCGTCATTGCGAGCCTTCTCTATTTTCTCCAGTGATTTCTTGAGAATCATCTGGTAACCTTCATTGCGTTTAAGCTCATCGGCCTTACGCCCGTTATGAAGATTTCTCTCCTGTAATGTAAGTTTCATAATTTACTTAGTCTCTTTAATTCCTCTATTCAGCTCATTGGCGGACTGTATCACACCTTGGGCGTTCTTGTCGGAATTGCCAGGTAATCCAGCAGCACCACCTGGAACATTGCTTAAGGAACCTAATTGTTCTCCTTGTGGGCCTGCTGCTATATCACCTTGCATATTTAAAAGCTTATCAATGTTCTTCTCGCCTCGGGACTCGAAGACTCGTTTTTTAAGCTCAATCTGATTGACTCCTGGATCTCCAGCAAAGAGCTGGTACATTTCCATCGCCTGTTTTCTCTTAATGGCGTCATTTTCTTCTAATGTTGAGCCAGATTGTACTCTAACATCGAAGTTATCTCTTATTTCTTCTGGTTTAATATCTATCCAATCTATTCCTAGATCGCCAGTTACTCTTACCACCATATCTTCAGTTATATTTTGTTTGTTAAGTGAAATCATAAAGTCACCGATTTGTTTAACGGCTTCCTCTACATTCATCATTTTAAGTCTCAATCTAGAGCTACCAGCTTCTTGCATTAGTGAGATGCCTGTAGCAGTCTCGTTGGCAAGAGCATCACTGGCCACCCCTTTAGTGTAGTCAGTAATTCCTGTAGCTTGTTGGATATCACCTTTAATTAGAGTTTCTTCCTTATATGAAGAATGAGGAACTTCTTGCATCTGGACTGGGACTACTCCATTAACATCATTGGTGTGAATTATCCCACCCACATCTGATACTAATTCGTCTTCGTCTACATCAGCTGCGTTATCTAGAATCCACATCTTGTTCATAATCAAGGAAACGTTATCCATCCTCTGATTACGCATATCATTAAGTTCGTAACTTAGTGTCTCAATCGGCTCCAACTCACCTATTCCACAAAACTCTTTAGGTACGCTCTGGTCTACCACTCTAATGAATGGTTTCTTTCCATGAGCATTTGGGTTCTTCTTTTCTTCTCTGATAACAAATTTCCTGTTAGCCAGGGTAACTACTTTGCCATCTTCCCAATATTCGAATACCTCAATGTTCTTTTCGTTAGCTCCACCAGCTGAGTATCCTTTGGGATCAGAGATGTCACGGGCTCCCTGCCTCTCAGACTTGTCATTCTCATCCATGTACATTTTATCTGACACTGGTTTTAAGAGGTTTATATTTTTGTAGATTCCTTGTTTTTGTTTAGCCATTAAATAATCGTAGCTTCGGTAAACTCTGTGAGCCACCCAAGTACAAGTATCTATACTGTATCCATTTGGATCCCAGAAGAAGTCGTACAGATCTACCAACTCTACAGTTGGTTGATTCTTTGTGACTTTAGTTACCTTAATCTCTTCACTACCTAGTTCTGAGAACTCTGGATCAATTTCTACCTTTTCAATTACTTCTTCCTCAATTCTCTCCCAACCAACCTTCATAATAGAAGTACCATAGATCAAGAACTGACGGATCATATCAGGCATGAGAGCCTCCATATCCATCTGATCCCATTGATAATCAATCAGTAAAGATTGAACATGAGCGTAATCAGTGTCACCTTTTTCTCTTGGTAGTACATCAATTTGTGGTTTGTTGGAAACCAATCTAGGTACAATCGTCTCCACAGTGGAGAATGCGTAAGGTACAAAGATGTTTGATTGCCAGGGGTAGTTCTTCTTCTCTAAATATGATCTATAAAGCTTGTAGTATCGGTCCCATTTCTGTTTTAAAGGATCTCTCCAGTTATAAGCAGTAGAAATCTTTTTCCTGATTTCTGTAGCTATTTTTTCATTAGCAAATGCTTGAGAGGCTTTAGACATAGATTAAACCAATATAAGATTCCGTCTTATAATTGTAATATCACACACAAATCTATGTCGTCAAGTTTATTTGAATCGTGAGGATGTTGAATATGTCAGTTTTTTCTTCCGAGATTGTCGTCTAACACGCTTACTTCCTCTGTATGACATACAAAAATACCTAATCATATCCATCGCATCATCATCTTTCTTAAATGGTACTTCCACAACATGACCATCAGTCTTCCTTTGCAGCCACCGATATTTCTCCATCTCAGTAGCGACCCAGCTCAGTTGTTTATTAAACATCAAGGTAGGCTTACCAGTATCTTTGCGAATCCGCAGTAACTCACTCACCTTTGCTATTCCATGTTTGACACTATCTCTACCTTTAAGGACGGGGTTAAACACAACTCCATACTTTTTTAGTTCCTCAATTGACATTGGCTGGGCACTGTCAGCTGTAGGATTAGTTATGTGGTGCTGTGCATCTTTGACGATACACACATTAGCAATATCGTATTCTGTCAACTCATTTTGATACAGGCCATCATACATATAAATCTCCTTTTGATCCGGAGATATTGCGAAGTACCCGAGTGCGCTCTTGTGTTTAAAACCGAAGTCCAATGATCTTGTAAACGTCCAGTTGCTATTAAACTTGTCTGTTGGAATATCTACCATATGCTTTTCACGTGAAAAGTCCTTATAGATCAGTCCAGTTAATTTACGGAACTCCCCTAGAATCTCCTGAGAGAAACTATCATCATCCATTTCCGACTTCATGAGTTCTATTTCATTAGGATCAATATAAGGATTGTCATAAGTAGTGTAATGAAAATACTTGATTGTATGAGGCTCAAACAGTTTATATTCCCCTTCAGGCACGTAGTTGTCAGCCAGGTGTTTGAAATGATTAAATCCATTGGGCGTACTAATAAACCACGCATCAGACTTATTGTCAGCCAGCGTTGGTCTAAGGATCTTCCACACCTCATCCCACCTAGCAAAGAAAGCCACCTCATCAAAAATTGCTAAATCAATTGATACACCCCTCAGGGTGTCAGGGTTGTCGGCTCCTTTGAGTGAGATCTTAGAGCCACTCTTTAGCAGGAGGGTTAGTTCAGTTTCGTTTCGCTTAGAGACTAAGGTTTTAGGGACAAACTCAGCCAGCATCTCCCACACAATCTGTTTAGCTTGTCTGTAAGTTGGAGCGATGTACCAGATAGATTTGTTGGAGTTTCGTGTTGCAAAGTCAATCATTTTCAGGGTCACCAACATGGTTTTGCCGGCTCTACGCCCTGCATTAATCACTTTGTAGCGATGTTCGTCGTCCCAGACTGTGGATTGCCAATGTGAGAGGGAGATTTTCATAAGATGTTCTAAGTCACTATAGCATATTTGAATGTTCCGTAGAAACATTTAACATGTGACAGGCTCATAGGAGCCTATAGCACTTTGAGATTTACGTTTTGTGGCTCTGTGGGGGTATCTATATATATCTTGCCAGAGCATAGTCAGGGGGTGTACCCCACCCCGAGTACCCATCACGTGAGCCTCTGCAATGCCCCAAAAACATGCTACAGGCTCACAGGCTCAATAACAT